CGGCTCGTGATCCAGTATTGGCGGTTAAGCCAGTACAGGGTTAGATACACGAACCGAGTCGTCCACGCCTGGCAAGCCAGGACGAGAACCTGCCTAGCGGCGGGTTTCCCCACTTGAGCCCCGAATAATACTTTAAACAAAGACAGCCACCGCTCCCGCGTGTCCAAGGGAGAGCGAGCTAGCCCTAAGGCTAACGCGCGATCCCGAAGACAACGGAGGTTGGCGGCTGGTCATTCTCGTCGGTATATTTCGTCGCTCAACGGACTCAATAGCGTTCCACGTCGCCTTGAGTCTTCACCGCCTGCAGTTGTCGGGACAACGGACTTTGAAACAGAATTCCCTGCCCTTCCAACGTCGGGCGCTCAGCGAGCACGTGGCCTCGAGAGAACCCTTGCCGATAAAGGTAAGGGCATTCCTCGGGCGTGCGACTCGCGAAGGCGCCGCGGCCAACCCGCTTCGGGTAGAGCTTCTCCATTGGAGGACTCTCCGAGGGGGACCGCAAACGACGGTGGTCAAGCAAGGACTCCGCTTTCAGAGTTCCCCACTCAGACAACATCGGGCGCTCAGCGAGCACGTGGCCCTGAGAGACCCTTCGCCGAAAGAGGCGGAGGCATTCCTCGGGCGTGCGACCCGCGAAGGCGCCGCGGCAAACCCGCTTCGGGTAGAGCTTCTCCATTGGAGGACTCTCCGAGGGGGACCGCAAACGATGATGGCTGGAAAGGGACCCCGTTCTTAGAACGCGTTGTCCTTGCAGCTGCAGCGGCGTCAGCCGTCTCGAAATCGGAGGCCAATCGGCTCGTCGAGATGAAGCATGCCAGCGCTGGCGACGCTTCCTCCCTCAAGAGGTGCTCAACTGCGCGCCGTGCGAAATGGATCCTAGGATCCGGATCGCGCGTCGACGCGCAGATGAGCTTCTTGGGAAGGGCGTTGCCTCCTAGCGGCCGTGAGGCCGCCGCGCAGGCGCTCCGTCAACACAAGTCCGATTACACTTCGAAATTCGTGACGGATGACGTCCATCTTACTGCTTGCACTGCATTCGTGAAGCGGTGGGCAAAGGCTAAGCTGGTAAAGCCCAAGGTAACCCTTGAGCCGCCGGCCTGGCCCTCTGGGAGCTCTTGCTACGAGCGTACCGCCAAGAAAGGTGGGACATTGTCCTACCTCCTTGAGCGATCGTCTGAGCAAGAGCCTCCCACCCACTACCTTTCGGACGCAGTTGCGGTCGAGGTCGCTCAGGACATCGGACTCTTCTCGTACGCACTTAAGCGCATGAAGGAGGGTCTCGTCCCGGAGCACAAGATCGCGTGCATAACAGAAAGAGGGTTGAAGACTAGGGTGGTCAACGTAGGACCAGCCTATTGCCAAGTTCTCGGCCATTCGGTGCGAAAGCACCTGCTGCGCGGACTTCGGTCCACGCCCGGCGCCTACCAGCCCATAGTCGGAGCGGAGGATAGTGAGATCCTGAAGCTATTCGAAGGGGCCAGTGCGGAGACGGTTGTCTCGACTGACCTCACGAGAGCCACGGACCTCATCCCTCTCGATCTGGCTAAGGCAGTGGTGGACGGACTCGCTGACAGCGGGCGTCTCTCCTCG